TACATCTCGAAGGAAGCATCTAGTTCTTCTTGACTAGCATTCTGAGCATCTTCCCAATCTTTATCAGTTTCTAATTTATTTTTTTCTAAAACAGCCGCTGGTATTTGTGATAAACAAAACTCTGGCATTTCAGGATCTACTAAATCAGAAATTGGTATTAATGAAAAATTCCATTTATTTAAATCTGTTCTTACAGATTTATCTTTATAACTTTCTACTAAAGATACTAAAACATAATCAAACTCATTAGTACCATATCTAACGTGACCTGATTCTCCACCACCAGCCACACCTTTATTCTGACCAGTCGTTCTACGAGTATTGTCAAAGTGAGTTTGTGTACTATAAGGTGTTTTACCTTTTACTTGCCTCAACTTACATTGTATCCTTTTACCATTAGAAAGTACAATAGTATCAAAGCCCGAACCATTGTTTGAAGTATCTATGTTTAACTTCTCTATCAACATACCACCCTCACTACCCTCAACACATTCATCTGTATGTATAACTTTAGTACGACCTAAAGAAGTCATTAAATCTCTACATATGTATTCATTGGCAATAGCCATTGTCTTTCCCCAATCAATAGGCGACATATTAGCTATAAATTTATTATCAACCATATTAAATACATCTTTTTCTATAATCAAATTATTTTTATTTATGTTTTTATTCATACTTTAATATACACAATATTTAAGCACAAGTCAAGACTTATCTTCCAATTTCCCCTAAATATTGTTCTTTTACTTCTTCCCAACTTCTACCTACAATATCTCCGTAGAAAAGTTTCTCAGGCTTTAGTCTACCCTCATCAAATAACTTACTATATCTTCTAACAGCTTTTGGTTTCCACCAATTCATTATGTAATCACTATCATCACTATACTTCTGCTTCATCTTCAAATCACTCTCTTCTATCTCACCTCTCAAAAATTCTTTACCATTCTCATACATATCAGCGTAATAAATACCTCTTTGAAATCCGTGTAAGTAATCTGATTGTTTGATTCCAACTGCTTTGAAAATTAAATTAATTGTTTTTTGTTTTACGCCAGTTGGAGGACCTGATACACCCTCTTTTTGTGTGGTAGCTTTTAAATATTCTTCTGACATATTTTCTCTTACCCAATCGTGCCATACATCATAGGTTGCGTCATCTGGCTTCAAAGATATTCTACCTACTGATTTACCCATAGTTCTCCAATGTGGAATTGAGTTATACATAGAATGAATCCCATATAAAGCTGTAGTAGATAAACCAACTAAGGTTTGTCCATATAACTTCTTCCAAGCATCTCTAACTACAGATGATGTAACTAAAGCGGCTACTAACTTACCACCTAAAAAATTAAATCCTAATGGTTGAGAACAACATATAGTTGTACCAATAGCAGTATGTTTTAATTTACCATCTTTAAATTTATTATCTAAAGTCCAACCAATAAATTTATCTCTAGCCCCCAATGAAGTTACATCAGAACCCAAACATATAACACCTAATAATTTACCTGTAACTTTATCTTTGACAAAGAATTTAAGATTTCTGCCTGGATTGGCAGTAAACTCCATACTATGAATCAACCTACGAACTAATGTCCACGTCTCATTATCTTTAGAATTACCCTGTTCTAACATTTCAACATAAGGTTCTAATGCTTCAATCTCTTTGATGGTTTGTTCTTTATTATTAATGTCCGATGGCATCCAAATTGAATTGTTAATTCTTTTAAACTTAGATGCTTTCTGAGTCATAGAATAAACATCAGCATTAAATTCTTGCCATTTCTTATATAGTGTTTGTTCTTGTACAGACATTGTTTTGAGTAGATTTAGATTATCTATAAATGTCTTTTTTTCTTTATCGAAGTCGAATTTTGGTTCATCGAAAAAATCACCGAATCCCATAATATTTCCTGTATTTAATTTTCAATTATTAAGTAGCCTCGCTGGCCAAAAGTTTGAGCGGGTGGTGGGAGTCGAACCTACATCTTTTCCTTGGAAAGGAAATGTGTTTCCTATAACACTTCACCCGCAATAATATATATATATTTATATTCTCAAATACAATTTTTTTTTATTTTTTTTTAAACCATTTGTGGTTGTATTAATCCTGTTTGTATAGCAGCTGATATTGTCGATAATTGTGTACCTACTAAAGCAGCTGACGCAGGAAATGTTGGCGATGGTGCGCCTGCGGCCGCAACTGATTGTGTTG